ATCATTCTATGACCTGCAACATCACCAGTTCCAGAATCAGAAATAGTTAAAGCAACTGTTCCACCACTAGTTAATGCTTGTTGTGTAAATCCACCAGATATTTGTTCAATAAGTTGTAAATTAACATTAGTTTTTGATCCCCATGTACCGGCGTTCTCACCAGTTGCTTGAAGTTCAACACCTAAAGGCGTAAATGTAGATGCCATAAATTTTATCTCCTATGCAGCGTCACTATAACTTGTATTTGATCCAGTTGCAACATCTGAATACGAACTATTTGATCCTGTTGATTGATCAGAATAGGACGAATTTGATCCTGTTGATGCATCACTATACGATGTATTTGATCCGGTTGCAACCCCAGAAAAACTACTATTTGATCCTGTATTTATGTTTGCAAAAGCCTCAACACCACCCTCTCCTTGTAAAGCATTAATAGCATCTAAACTTAAACCTACAACATCTGCTGGAGTAATAGAACCAACACTTACTGTTGAAGATACACCAGTTAATCCCATGACATCTGCAGGAGTTAAAGAACCTACAGATGAGGTTGCAGTGACGCCAGTTAAATCAACAAGAGTAGCAGGACCAACTTCTACAGATCCAACACTTGCTGTTGAAGATATACCAGTTATTTCTGCTGGTCCAAATTCTAAACCTAACGTTCCAAGACTGACAGTAGAAGACACTCCTGAAATAGACGCTGGTCCAAACTCTAAACCTAAAGTTCCAAGACTAGCTGTAGTTGATTGTCCTGTAAGTGCTGGTGTTGAATCTAGTTTAATAGTTGTAGAACCAACACTTGTTGTAGCCGCTTGACCAGTTAAACCAACAACATCTGCAGGAGCTAGAGAACCCACACTTGCAGTTGCTGCTCTACCTACTAAAGCAATAACTTGATCAGGAGACTCACCCCACGAATTATCGTTCCAACCATCTCTGCCCCAACCAACTAATGTACCTGAATAAGATAAAGTTGGAGTTGCAAAAGAAGCTTCGACCCCAGTTACAGGAACACCACGTTCAGCGTCTACACTAACCGTACCAATACTAGTGGTCATAGAGTGATTAGCACCAATCATCTCTAATAAATATGTAAACGCTGGAGTTATAGATCCAAGAGAAGCAGTCGCTTCTAGTCCTGTTATAGAAACAGTTTCATCTCTTCCTTCACCCCAGTCAGCATCATTCCAGGCTAATCTTCCCCAACCTGTTTCGTTAAACTCCTCTGAATTACCTAAAGATGTGGTAGCGGATAAACCAGTAGGTGTAACTATTACATCACCTAACTCATTCCATTCGTTTTCACCCCAAGATCGAGCGCCCCATCCTTCTAATAAAACTGTTGAACCGCCCCACTGAGATTGATCCCAGGTTAACCGGCCCCATCCTGAAGTCACCGACATGGGTGGCCTCCTATGCTATTCTGATTATTGCGTTACTTGCGTCTGCTGTTGGAAATTGAATTGTAAATGTTCCGCTAGATACTGTTTTGTCACCACCAAAAGCAATAACAGCAACAGCTTTGTTAGACTGAGAAGAATTATAAATTAATGCACCATTAGCTGTAAAAGAAGCTGATGTAAAACTAACGTCAGCAAAATCACAGATTGCTGTCGTTCCTGAAGTCGTTGGTGTAACACTTGTAAGAGTTGCACCACCTGAACTGTACGCAGACCCAGATGTATTTGAAATTTCATTTGATGTTGAAAAGGCAGTCGTTCCTGCACCTAAAGATGCATCACTTGTATATAAAGCTATTTTAAAAGTATCACCACTAGACGCAGTAAGATTATGTGTTCCAACTAAAATTTCTTGTTTAAAACTTGTACAAATTGCCGATGATATTGCCATAATTAATCTCCTACGGGTTTGCTGAGGTTACTGGTATACGAACAGCGCCATTAGTGTAGTCATCTCTTCGTCTTCTACCAACTTGCTCGTTAGCAAACTTCTGTACTTCTTGTTTATATTTATTTTCGTATAAAGTCAACATATCTACTGGACCTTTTAAAAAGCCATATGCCTCTGATAAACAGCAATATAATAGTCCATTTGGAAAATTAAGACTAATATAATTAGTGTCATCATTTTCTAATAGTGCAGGCATTACATTATAATGAACCCTAAATTTATAGGTAGCATCTGGAACTGGAGCTACAAATATTCTACCAGATGTAGTATCGGATTCTCCTGTGGCACCACCAAACATAGCATAATATTTAGGCTGACCTCTTTTAGCGGATTCTGTTGATGGTATATATTCTTGTAAATAAGTTACATCTTTTTTCTCTAGCCATCTATTAGCACCTGTTGAAGCTGAAGTTGAGTCATACACTTGTACCCCTCTTATAAAAACTGCTCCTGCTGGAGCATTAATTGTTTCTTGTCCAACCACTAAATTTCCTATTTGTTGTTTTCTATCTGCATCAATTGGTACATCTCTAAATATTCTATATTGTGCATTTAAAATAATATTTTCTAAAACAGAATCTGATAAAACATTTGAGTCTGTTTCAGTGTAACTTCTTATTTGTGTTTTTAATCCTGATGCACTTAATCCAGCCATTATTTAGAATCTCCTTTATGTTTTAAACGTATCTTTTTTTGTTTTGCAGTTTCATTTATTATTGGTGATTCTTTTTGTTCAATTTTATCTTCGCTTGGACACTCACATTGTTTAATGCCAAATAACTTACAAATAAAATTTTTAATTTTTTTAATCATGCGCTTAGTGTAACTGGTCCTACTGAACAGCCAACACCTCCTCCTTTTACTTCTCCTTTTGTAGCAGTATCTGTATCAACTGTAAAGAAGAAGAAATTTGCTACAGCAAAATCAGTGCTAATTCTTGCACCACTTCTAAAGATACCTGTGGTTATAGAATAACCAGCTGCTTTTGCAATGTTTGCACCTGTAATCCCATCAAAACTTTCTGGATTTGCAAATTGAAAAGATCCACCCGAGGCAGTTATAGCTAACGGCGCTCCTCTAAATCTATATGTTGTGCCATTTGTTAATCCATGTCCAGGTGCTGTTACATTAATAACCCCTGATCCTGATTGATAAGTTTCAAAAGCATTTTCTGGTAAAGCATAAGGAACATCATTTTCTGTTCTTGCAGTCCTAACATGTCTTAGAGCAATACCATCAGCACTTGTTGGTTTTGGTTCTAACTGTGGTTGTTTTGGTTCAAATTCAGATACATGTACAAAAGATCCATTCCATTCTCTAACCATTTCTCTATATGGAAACTCTAAACCAGATCTATCTGATATTGCTTTTGCGTATTTACCTGTTGCGTATTTAGACATTATACTCCTGGGTAGTATGCTTTTGGTGTTATATGTGTGCTAGAAGCAGAACCATCTTCTGCTAATGCTCTTGCAAACTCATCTTCATAAGCAAGTTTCATAGCTTGAATTAAATTTGGTTGATACTTTTGTGATAAATAATATGCAAGTCCTGATACCATACAAGGCACAAATCTAAACGGAACATCAGTTGCGTTTGTGTAGTCTCCAATATCTTGTATTCTTTTTATAAAAAAGAAATGCATATCTTTAGATGCATTTGTTGAATCGGGTGTTGGATAAACGTGTATAGTAACTTTGTCTATAAATCTTTCTACCCAATATTGATTAGGTGTTCCTTTTGATAATTTGTTTGAGAATCCTGCATAAGTTGATCTATCTACTTTTGTCATCGGACTATCTGATTGTGTTGTCTGTGTTCTATTAGATCTTAACTGTGCTTCAAGAACATCGGATACACCAAAAACACTAGCTGGATCTGTGGTTGTAGCTGAGGTTCCATCACCACTTGATCTAAAAAAATCGTAATCTGCTTGACCTTCAATTAGATCTAAATTAGTTGAACCTATTTCCCAATAGTGAATACCTCTATTACCCCATTCTTGAAATAAGATATTAAGAGATCTTCGGGCTGACTTTATTTGATAGCCAGCCACAGAATTTAATCCAATACGTTCAAAAGCTTCCTCTATTATTTCATCAATAGCAAAAGTTTTATCGAACGTTGTTGTTCCCGAAGTAGTATTAGCCATTTAAACTCCTACGATTCGTAAACTTTAATCCATTCACAAACAATTGTGCCTGTATCTCCATCAGAGCAAGCTGGTAAAACAACATTTACATCGCCAGTATAACCTGTTGCTTCAGTGTTTTTAAGTCCACCAAACGATGAATAATCATACTCCATTTCACCTGATAACGTTTGAAACACTACGTCTGTATCAGCATCCCATTGCATTCTAATTGCATCCACTGGTGCTGTTACAGAAACGTTAAAACTAACTTTATTAAGTCTTACAGTTTTGCAAGTTTTACCATTGTTTGAATTTAATGCAGAAACATCAACTATTTTAGTTGTGCTTCCTGAAGAATCAGAAACTACATTGTAGTGAGTGATTAGTTTTTTTGCTCCGTCAAATACAGTTGTATTTAATACTGTGTCTGCCATGTTTTGTCCTCCTTTTAAAGAGCGCCTGCATTACCAGGCGCCCCGAGTTAATTATTAATTACGATGCAAATGCAAATGCACCAGTAGTAGCGTCTGCTGCGCCACCCATTCTAGATGCAATGTGCCATGTTCCTTTTTCATAACAGATAAAAGCAATCATGCTTCCTGTTGTGAATAAGTTTGTAGCTGCGTTTGCTGGTGTGAAAACTAACTGTGTTTCACCTGCAGTTGAAATATCAAAATCAACTTCAGATGAAGCTCTTGATTCAATTACTGAACCAGTAGCCCAAACATCAGAACCTGCTGCATCAAAAGTTAATGTAGCTGTTCCGCCAGTTGTGTCTTTTGCTTGTGCATAAACTACAATAGTTCCTTGCGTTGCCGCAGGTAATGTGCAAGCAGCTGCTGCTGCACCTGTGTAGTTTACAATTGATATAGTGTCTGCTGCTAGTGTTAAACTAGATGCTGTTGCTACATCTGCTTTTGATAAACCAGTTAAGTCAGGCATACCTGAACTCATTCTAGTTGTAATCGCTCCCGTAGTAGCGTTTTTAGTTGCTACTTGGAAACCTTTTTCCGAACGTACCGGTCCGTTAAACGTTGTTGAAGCCATAATTATATCCTCCTAGTTTCTGAACATAGTCTCTAGGCCGTCGACTATACGCGTCTATGTTCGTTTTATAATTGTATAGTGATAAAAGTATATACTAGATTTTAATAGAGTGCAAGAGAGCCTACGGTATTTATGCATTTCAGCAATGTAGCTTTTGATTAAGTAGCTACAGAAACTTGTGGAGCGGCACCTTCAATAGTATTTTGCCTGTGAGCAATTGCTGCTTCTTCCAGCTTGATCTTTGTGATGACTTCCTTAACTTTGTCATCGATCCGGACCATTTCAAGAGTGTATCTACCATTAGATAGATGCTCCTGTTCCCACTTCAACTCCAAGGACCTTTTTTGTC